GCTCCACTCCACCCTTGACGGCAGTCATGGACGCGATCCACGCCTGCACCTCTGAGCGCGTGATCGAGTCCGGGTCGCGCCTGCCCCACTCGGCCTTGACATGGCGGGCATCCCCTCGGCAGGCGGTATACCCGCGAGGCGAAAGCCCACGCTTGCCATCGAGCCAGATGTCCACCGCGTCAGCCACGGTCGCAGACGATCGCTCAGAGGGTGGCGGCGATGAGAGCCGCATCGCGTACAGTCGGTCAGCCTCAGCCTTGGTGCGACATGCCGTGGTGGGCCAGCCAGCCACCACGACACGCCACCGTTTCCCGCGCCCATTGCGCTTGGTTGGCTGCCCGTGACGGTCACGCCACAAATCCTGGACAGCCACGGTCAGTGTGCTCGCGGATGAGCGATCCGCAGGGCAGGCCACAAGCCGACAAGCATCCCAATGATGAATGGAAGCGGCTGGGGTCCAGGGACTAGAAACCCGAAGGCGAACGCCACCAGAAACCACACGAGAATGCCGCCGATGGCACGCCCGACCCGCTCTCCCGCGTCCATGTCGACATCTTTGCCAGTGCGAATCATTTCCTCGATCTCGATCCGTCGCGAGTCATGCTCGGCCTGACCGATCTTGCCATCGGCGAGCTGCTGGTCGAGATTGGCCAGCATGTCGGCACCGATTTTCTTCATGGCGAATCCTCTCTATTCTCTGCTGTGCGGCTGATGTGGTCACGCTCACCGGCGGTGAGGTGTGCTAGTCGCGTGGTGAGGATGTCGTCTGCCACCCACAGGTCCAGGGCAGCATCCTCGGGTGTCGAGTCAGCCAGGGCATCCGCGATCGCGTCCAGGTCTGGCAGCAGCCACCGTGCCGTGGCGACCCTGACACGCTCCTCGCAGACGGGTGGCTGTGGCCCGAGGAGCCCTAGCTCGATGTGTGTGATCTCGTGAGCGAGCGTGGATCGTCGCTCCCGCTGGGTGAGCCTCTCGGCTATCCAGATGGTGCTTCCGTCCGTGGCTCCACGCCATCCGACCGGCAGCCCACCCCATACGAGATCAATGGATGGCCGCGAGCGTAGCCACGCCCACGGGTTAGGCGGGTTCATCGCCCCACTCTGCTTCCATGCGCTCGCGGTCGGTCGGCGTGCCGGGGTTGTCGGCGGCGAGGGTGGCTTCCTCGCTCCCCGACGCCTCTAGCGGGCTCTTCTCAGCCTCAGACTGCCGGTCATCACTGCTACCTCCTGCCGCTATCGCCATAATCAGCTCCGTGAGCGCGTTCTGCTGGCGCTTTGTCAGCCTCGAGACTTCCATAGGAGGCGTCCAATCGGCTCCGCCGACCGTTACCCCCGCTGCCATCTGCAGCCTCTCTAGAGGCACATCAAACGCCCTTGAGAGTGCCCTCAATGTGGACTCCTCTGGGTTGGCTGGATGCTGCCCCCGAAGATAGGTCCCAATGGTCCCGAACTGGATCGCGCCGTCTGCCTTGGCCTCACGCTGGCGCAACGTCATGGGGTTGCGCTGCTGTGCCGCCTGTAGCAGCTCTGACAGCTCGCTCATGCCTCCAACCTTCCGACACTGCCCATAGCTACGCAAATATTTTGTAGTCAGTGCTGGCTACAAAATACACGAGTTGGAGCCCCTATACAGCCCCAGCAGCCAGTCCGCTCCTCTTGCATCTGTAGTCACCGAGTGGCTACAGTGTGCTTTGTGCTTGACTACAAAACACAACGTGCCTACGCTAATCACCATCAGCAACACGATTGGAGGTTGATCGTGAAACTCAGGTCCAGGCGGGCTCTGCTGGAGTTCATGCAGTACCAGGGGCTCTCTGGGCGCGCATTGGCCCGCAAGGCAGGCCTAAGCCCCGCCATCGTCGGACATCTAGCTCGAGATTCTCATTCCAAATCAGCTCGGCGAACATGCTCCATCAAGACAGCCCGCGCCATTGAGGAGGCCCTTGGGTGCCCTCCAGGGTTCCTCTTCGAGGCCGACATGTGTTCTGTAGCCGCGCACACCACACATAGAGAGAAGGTCGCCGCATGAGCGCCACGCCAGACAAAAAGAAAGCCGCCCCCGAGGCAACAGGGGCGGCAAACAGAAGAACCAAAGAAGGAAGTTCCATGACTCAGCTTACCCCATTCACCTACAACGACCAGCCCGTCCGCGTCGTCACCATCGACGCCGAGCCATGGTTCGTGCTCGCCGACCTGTGCAAGGTGCTCGACCTCCCCCAGGTCAGCCGCGTCAAGGCTCGCCTTGACGATGCCCTTACTCAGAGTAAGGGCATCACAGACAGCATGGGGAGAGCCCAGGAAGCCACTGTCGTCAGCGAGGCGGGCATGTACGAAGTCGTCATCCGATCCGACAAGCCCGAGGCGGCAGCGTTCCGCCGCTGGGTCACCAGCGAGGTTCTGCCCTCGATCCGCAAGCACGGCGGCTACCTCACCGATCAGAAGATCGAGGACATCCTCGACAACCCAGACACGATCATCGAGCTGGCCACCAAGTTGAAATCCGAACGCGCCAAGCGCGCCGCCCTGGAGAAGCAGGCCGCCATCGACACCCCCAAGGCCAGATTCGCCGACGCCGTGTCCGCATCACACACATCCATCCTCATAGGAGACCTGGCGAAACTGCTACGCCAGAACGGCTACGAGATCGGTCAGAACAGGCTGTTCGAAATGCTGCGACGCGACGGCTACCTGTGCAGCGCCAAGGGCGGCATGTGGAACATGCCCACACAGAAAGCCATGAACCTCAACCTGTTCGAGGTGAAGGAAACCACCATCGTGCATTCCGACGGCCACGTGTCGATCTCGAAAACCACCAAGGTCACCGGCAAGGGCCAGGTGTATTTCGTCACCCGCTTCCTGGACGGTCGACTCCCCAAAGGCGTCAACGACGACGAGGAGGCAGCAGCATGACCGCCCCGGACAAGAAGGATGCATCTCCAGAGACGACAGGAATGGCAAACAGAAGAAAGGAAGAAATGTCATTCGATCGGGCGAATGGACCTGAAAATGGATTCAAAGTCGAGGGTGTCGTTGACCGCGACATCGATGACGCCGGTGTCGCTGTCATCGAGTTCCTTGCTGACCCTGGTGATGGTGTCTTCACCCACCGGCCCGCGGGACACGGTGACCTGCTCCGTCTGACCAAGACGGATTGTCTCGACATTCCCGTCGGGGTCGGTGAGACGAATAGGCGGCATGGACGTGCGGTCGAAATGCGCCAGTGCCAGCTCAAGCTTGAGCGCATCCGTTGCGGTGGCGAGGTAGGTGGGGATGCCGTTGTCCCCGATTCTGACCGAGTTCCTCATGATGACTCCTCTACTGGTACGCACCCGGCTGCCACCGGGGGTACCGACAGCGTAGAGGGCTCCTCCCGCCGGGGCGACGACTCCCGCCCCGGCGGTGACGGGGAGGTGAGGTCATGAGCACCACAGAAGTCCTGCTTACTCCACGCCAGGCTGCGGCTCAGCTGCACAAGAGCCCTCGCGCTGTCCGCGAGCTGTGCTCATCACGCCAGATCACCCACATCGTGACGACTGGCCCCCAAGGTCAGGCCCGCTACCGCATCTCGCAGTCCTCCATCACCGCCTTTCTGCGCGAGCACACGGTCACCAGGAGGCTGTCATGAGCACTCTGCCATTCCTGTTCGATGGGAGGGCTTTGGTTCTCGTCATGGCGATGGTCGCCGTCATCGTTGGCGCGAAGCTGCGCGACGATGCCGACAAGTCCGCCGACTGGTGCACTCACTGCGACGGGGCCACCGATAGCAAGCCCGGCTCCTGCCCGCACTGCCACGGCACCGGCATCGAACCGGGGGCACGATCATGAGCATCAACCCTGTGTTTTGTCTGGACTGCTGGCAGATCGACTACGGGGTGCCTCCCAAGAATGGCGTGGCGTCAGGCAGCCAGATGATGACGAACCATTGGGATCACTCGTTACACGTGTTTGGCCCGCCGGATGATTATCCGCCACCCATTGCTGTCGTGCTGAAAAAGCTTGGTTCGGGGATTCCTGTCAATGTCATTGACATGTGGCTATTTGATCTCTCAATCGCCCTTGACGGCATTCAACCCAACAATGGCGTGACCCCTAGACCTCTCGACGACAACGACCCGAGCGGGCGAAAAATCGTGCTCGCCGAACTCGGCATTAAAGCAGGAGGAACAGCATGAGTGCGAATGAACCCCGCGCCATTGTCTGCCTAGATCAGGCATGGGTGAAGCTCATGTGGGTACTCGAATATCTCGCAGAGATTGGCCCTGGCGACCTCGAAGAAATTGACCCCGACGAAGCCGAAGCGCACCAAGCCGCAATCATGGCGTTACGGCGTGACCTTAAAGCCTCGGAGGTGGCCCTATTTGACATGTACAAATCCTTGGTAATCAAAGCCAACCCAGCAAAGGCGAGCGACGATTCCAGCGCGAAGAGAGAAACGGCATGAATGACACAACCAGCGTACCGGGCGTGATCGACGACCTCGCTGCGAGGTGGTCGGAATGACCACCCTCGATCAGTGGAGCATCGCGAGAGTAGAGCGCGAATGGCTTGCCGATGTGAGCCGGGTGCCACGACGCGACGAGTACCCATGCCCAGAATGTGACGGCTCGGACGAGGGAAAGTGGGGCGGCTGGTGCCGTACCTGCGGTGGCGACGGAATCGACCCCGAGGTGCGACGATGAGACGCGCAGGGACAGCAGTAGCCCTCGGATCGTGGACGGACGGGTCGCCCGAATGGCGGGAGGCTCGCAGGAGCCGTATCGGCGGCTCCGACATTGCCGCCATCATGGGACTGTCGCCGTGGTGCTCCCCGTGGCAGCTGTGGCACCGCAAGCGCGGCAGCATCGACGACAAGCCTTCCAGCGACCTTATGGAGGCAGGCCACTACGTCGAGCCTGCAGCGGCCAGCTGGTACGCCGACCATCACCTCCCCGAGGGGACGTGGCTGCGCAACACTGGCACGTGGACCCACCGGGACAGGGATTGGCAGCTGGCCAACCCCGACCGGCTCATTGTCGACAACCCGCACTCGGAGCGGCGTCCCGTCGGGGTCCTCGAAATCAAGTACACGCCCAACAATCCGGGCCAGTGGAGCCGCGACGGCGTCGAAGGCCCACCGCCCCACTACTGGGCACAGGTGCAGTGGTACATGGACGTTTTCGGCGTCGGCTGGGCTGACGTTGCCGTTCTGTCGACGTGGGGGTTCCGCTGCTTCCACGTCAAGCGCGACAACGAGTGGCTCAGCCTGGCTCGCCATGAAGCCGAGAACTTCATCGCCATGCTCGAGCTCGGCATCGAGCCGCCAGACGATGACGAGTCACCGGCGAAGCTATACGCGGTCGAGCGCCTGAGACACCCCGGCATCATCAACGAGCAGGTCACGATCACCGACCCCGACGATTTGCGCACTATCGGCCAGGCGGCACAGCTACACGCAGCCGCCAAGGATGCCAGCGACGAAGCCAAAGCCTGCGAGGACTCCGCCAAAGCAATCCTCGCCCAAGCCATGGGCAACGCCCGCACCGCCATCGCACCAGACGGCACCACGCTGGCCACCCGTCGAGCCCGCAAGGGTCGCGACGGCCAACCCGGAACCCCATTCATCACCCTCAACTAAGGAGAATCGCCATGAGCAAAGACATCGTGCGCGCATCAAATCTCACCATCGAGCCATCTCAGCGCGAGTTTACCGAGGCTCAGATTTCAGCACTGAGGCAGCTCGGCGTAGAGAACGCCACTAAAGGCGACCTGGAAACGTTTTTCCACCGCTGCCAGAGTACTGGCCTCGACCCATTCTCGGGCCAGATTTACATGATCGCCAGAAAGTCCCGCAAGGGTGGACGGGAGCAGTATCGGCAGACCATCCAGACTGGCATTGACGGATATCGTCTCATCGCCCACCGGTCAGCTGGAAAACGCGGCCTCACCCTCAGCATGGATGACACACTGTGGGCCGACCCAAATGGGGAATGGCATGATCTGTGGATTTGGGATTCCACGCCCATGGCGGCCAAGGTCACGGTCCATGTCGGGGAATCGCGATTCTCGGGCGTCGCATCCACCGCAGAGTACATGCCAACAATCGAGCTACGCGACGGGACCAGGAAACCAACGGGGCAGTGGGCAAAAATGCCAGCCGTCATGATCGCAAAATGTGCCGAGGCACTGGCGCTCAGAAAGGCATTTCCGCTTGACCTGTCCGGCATTTACACACACGAGGAAATGGACCAGGCGGACGCCGATTCGGCTAGATTCACCCCATCCCGACCCGAGGGTGTGACCGTCACCGAGCACCACGACGACCGCCCCGACTGGGGGGTCATCATCGACGCCATGAAGGCCACCGGCGCCAATCAGCAGCAGGTCCTTGAGGTGGCCTCCCGTGTGCTCAGCAGGCAGGTGACCACCCTCGGTGGCCTCACCCAAGACGAGCTCAACGCTACCGCCGCCGCACTGGTCGAGGCCCACTCTGACGAGCCTGAGGCACAGGAGCCGGGGCAGCTGTTTGACGCCGAGGTCATCGACGAAAACACCGGCGAGGTGGCCCGATGAATGTCACGAGGAAAGACATTTTCGAGGCCGGATACATTTCATGCCTCGCCGTGTACGAGCATTTCGATGAGGTGGCACGAGAGCTCGACAAGCTCTACTTGCATCCTGGCATGCCCGACGACAAAAAGGAGGCAGTTCTCCAACTGTCCGCCCGGGCCAGCAGCCTCGACCCAGCCGACCGCCCCAGCGTCGCACGGCTCATCGGAGACCTGGATGCCCTGACTGGCTGGATCATGAGCCTCCCCTTGGACGACGAGGTGCAGTCATGATGGACGACTACATCTCGTCACACATCAGCCCTGACGTGCTCGCCCTCATCGCACTGGAGAGGGCCAGGCAGGACGGGGAGTTCCCAGACGAGACCCCGCATGACGACTACCGGGGTGGGGCTGATCTTGCCGACGCGATCGTGCACAACATTGTCGGCCTGGTGCGCTGGCTCGAGGCCATCGACTCACAGCATGAGGCCGCCGACGGCGAGCCTGGCCTGCTGGCCTCCATGGTCGACGAGGCGTCCACGAGGGAGCGCTGGCATGACTAGCACTAAGCATCCCCTGCACCTCGACCCCGTGCAGGCCGCAAAATCCCTCAAGCGAAACCTGGTGTGGACCCCTGACGGGTGTGCCACTTCCAAGAGTCGTCAGCTGTACATCCGCACTGTCGACGGCGGGTATGTGGGCCTCCTCGCCTCCCGGGTCGCCTTCGCCTCCATTCACGGATGGGCTACCCCCACCAGATGGATCCGCCGCATCTGTGACACGCCACGATGCGTCAACCCTGACCATCTCTACATCAAATCGGACAGCACAGAGACCGGCGCGGACGACAGGCCGCCCGTTGACCTCGACCAGGTCGCCTACCTGCGCTCCCGTGGAGTGACATGGCAGCTCATCGGCGAAGCCACCAAATGGACCGCCCAGGACGTGGCAGACATCCCCCATGTACGACGTATTCACGAACCCCTAAAAGCAGACGCAATCTCATATATTGAAAGGCTTGAACAATGAGTGGAGAAACACAAATCACGATCGTTGGGAACCTCACCGCTGACGCGAGCCTTGTTTTCACAAAGTCGGGAACCCCGGTGGCGAATTTCACCGTGGCATCAACGCCGCGCCGATTCGACAAGCAGACCAACGAGTGGGTTGACGGCGAGCCAATGTTCCTGACCTGCTCGGTGTGGCACCAGTACGCCACCAACGTCGCCGAGTCCCTGGTCAAGGGAATGCGCGTCATCGTCCAGGGCAACCTCAAGGCTCGCTCCTACGAGGACCGCGACGGCAATCGTCGCACCTCCTACGAGATCGACGTGAACGAAGTGGGCCCATCGCTGAGGTTCGCCACGGCCACGGTGGCCCGTAGCCAGCAGAGCAGCGGACGCCAGCGCGGAACCCAGTCCCAGGGAAACAGCTGGCCCCAGCAGACCCAGCAGTCCACGGACCCGTGGGCTACCCAGTCCGCCGAAGCGCCTTTCTGAGGAGGCGACATGTTGAAGGACAAGACCGCGACGTCCATTGAGGCTGGCTCCGTCGCCATCACCGACCACCAGGCCGAGGCATGCTCCCAGCTACTGCGCGACCATGACGCCGCAGACCTCATCGACATGCTCATCGACCCGCGCCAGGTCGCCCAAGATGCCCCAGAGCAGCCACATGAGCGACCACGGCGCACCCTCCAGGTGACCGCCGCGTTTTCCCGGGCAAGGAGGGTGGCATGAGCGCGACCTACCACCTCGGATGGCGCGATTGGGCCGACGGGGTATCCGAAGCGATCGACTATGCCCTCTATAGCGTCGACAACACCAGGGTGGACGCCAAGGAGCCCCTCAAGCGCGCCCTCGAATACGCCACCAAAATGGCCTATGCCACGGCGATCGAAGGCGCCCACGACAGGACGTACAGGCTCGTGACCTTGATCATCTGGAGCATTGATGCCGCTTTGACGCTCCAGATGATCCTCGACGATGGGCCCCGCGACATCGCCCCAGACATGGACGATCGTCACGTCATGACCTCCGCCATTCCGGCGCTCCTACGTCATGCACTGATCTCCCTCGATGAGTACGCCAGCGCCATGGCCAGACATGACAAGGAGCACTCACGGTGACCAGCGATAGCGCGACGCAAAAGCTTGACAGCATCGTCGCAACGTTCGTCGTCCCAGGAGACCCGGCGTCAAAAGCGCGTGCACGCTTCACTCAGCGCGCAGGTAGGACAGTCACCTACACACCAAAGAACGTCACGATTGCAGAAAGGAGAATCTCGGACGCTTTCCTGAAGGCAACGGGAGGCGTTCGCGGAACCGACAAGGAAGCGACCTACGGGGTCGTGATGCGGTTCTACAACGCCACCCGGCAGCGCCGCGACGTCGACAACATGGTCAAACTCGTGCTTGACGGGCTAAACCTGGTCGCCTTCCCCGACGACAACCAGGTCACAGAAATCAAAGCCAGCAAGGAGTATGTCGGCCGTGACAATGCACGCACCGAGGTAACCGTCTATGCCATCGGCAGGATGAACCGGCTCTGGCAGACATGTCGCCACTGCGGCACCGAGTACGTCACGTACACGTCAGTTCAAGACCGGGTGCGCTACTGCTCGCCTAAGTGTCGGAAGGACGACCAGCGAGAGAGAAGAGAGAAGGAGAACCGGAGGACGTGCGCTACTTGCGGAACGGTGTTCTACGACCACCGCACGGCTTCCGGCGGGAAGGCGGCGCGTTATTGCTCGCGTAAGTGCTCCGCTGAGGCTGGTCGCATTGACGTTACATGCATTGTCTGCGGAAAGACGACACGCAAGCGCAAGAGCACAGCCAACAGGTTTTGTTCTGACTCATGCTCGCACCGCTGGCATCGCGCCGAGCAGAAGAAGGCGGGAAAGGGCGCTGGCACGTGCCAAACGTGCGGTGGGCCTGTCACCCGAAAAGAGTACCGGCAGTGCCGTGCGTGCCGCCTGAGCAATCCACTCCAGCACAAGGTGTCGCATCGTGGAAATCCGAAGCTCAGCGACAACCAAGTACGCCTCATTAGGGCCGCGCACGACGCCGGGCAGACAACGCGGAGCATTGCGACCGATTACGGGCTAGCCATCTCAACGATTCAACGGATCGTGCGGGGGAAGTCGTATGCGCATGTCAAGTAGCACCCATGTCATCGGCCCCGACATGCGCCGCGCTACCGAAGCGCCACCGAAGGGCTTCCATGCAGTCACTATCAGATTGGAGGAATGACGATGCTCACATCAATTGACCTCACTCGCCACGCCGCTGCGGCGGCGTCGAAGGATGTGCGCTGGCTGCACCATCGTATTGACGGCACGTTCTCAGGCGGACGCATCCTGTGGGCAGCCGACACGCCAGCACACATCCTGGTCAGACACGACGCCTACCACCCTAACGCTGACATGTCATGGATCGCATCGGCTGGCGTCATCACAGAGTGGCGCCCCAGTGACGGAGACGCGATTCAGCTGCGCCTCGTCGCCTGCCCATGCGTGAGCGTTCGCACGACAGGGCAGCCTCGCGGAGTGCGCACGCCTATCACGGATCATGACGGGCAGATCATGTGGGCGCGTCGCCGCTTCCATGACGTGATCGACTGCGCAGCCGTGGACGCGACCCCACTGCGGCCCGTGTTCGGGCGCAAGGCCAGCGGCCTTGTCACGATTAGGCGCGTCGACTACACCGTCTCCGGGCGCGTCATCGACGCGGCGACACTTGAGCGCATGGTCGCCTCCGGAATCGGGCCGGGGAAAGCCTACGGCTGCGGAATGGCGGTGACCACTCATGAGTGAGGCCACTAGGCTCATCTACGATCTGGCGGGACGCCCGCCGATCACTGCCGCATCTACGGCCAAGCACCTGCAGGATCATCCCGGAGTGTGCGCCATCTGCGGCCACCGGGAGCCGGTCACAGCGGACTTCGACCGCGCCCTGGGGAAGAACTTTTCTGACCGGTCCCTGCTCGAGGGCGGCACATCGCGAGTGTGCAAGGCATGCCTGTGGTGCTGCTCCGGCAAGCCCCCGGCAACCCTGAGAATGTGGACCATTATCGCCGACGGACAGCCATGCCGTACTCACGAGAAGGCGTTTCTGCAGGACACCCCCGGGCTGTCGCTCATCAACCGAGGAAACCCCCAGCCCCTCGTCGACCTGCTGCGTGACCCGCCAGATGAGCCATGGGTGGCGTCAGTGTCCCTGTCTGGCCAAAAGCACGTCCTGCCCTACACGCGAGTCAACCACGGGCGCGCCTGGGTAGTGCGCATTGAGGACACCCAAGTGGCCGCCACGAGCGACGAATGGGCGACCGTCCATGACGCCGCCATGGAGCTGCGTCGTATGGGCATCCCAGCCGAAGCCGTTCGAGAAGGGCGCCCTGTGCTCATCAAAACCGCAGACCAACTCGCCACATGGCGGGCTGTCAACCAACTGCTGACCGGATGGCACCGGTCCCCCCTGCTCGACCTCGCATTGTGGACCATCACGAAAGGAACGATGTCATGACCACACCGACCCCCGACGAGCTCGACGCTGTCACCGTCGACCTCATCTTCGCCCTGCGATCCAGCCTCACCGACGTGAGCCTCATTGACTTCTGGGCGGGCCGTGCCACCACGGCCATCACCACCGCCGCGGCAGGATCAGAAGACGCCGGGCAGGCGATCACGACCGCATTCCGCAAGCTCCAAATCGAGTCACCGTCTACTCGCTGCGCCGACGACCTCAAGCGCATCGGCCAGATCATCGACGCTGACTATCAGGCGTGGGCCTCCCACGTGAGCCGTCACATCGTCTACATCGTCGCCCTCGCCATGACGGAGCGCGAGGAGCGCAAGACCACCAAGAAACCTACAAGCACCAAAGCCGCCGCAAATCACGAGGAGATCCCGTTCTGATGACTACGACAATCGCTACCATACACCCCCAGTATCAGTACGTCTCCACTCTCACGTCACCCTTCGCCCATGGCGCAGGATCCTCCGGGAACACACGCCTCCTGCGCACCCACGAGGTCATCTCCGATGGTGACACCACAGTGCAGATTCCCTTCCTGTCCGGGGCGTCGATTCGCCACGGTATCCGCTCCGCCCTGGCGTGGCGTATCGCGTCGGCGTGCTTCAAGCCGGGCGATATGACGAAAGCTCAGGTCGACCTGCTGTGGTCTGGAGGGGCCATCTCATCCACCGGAGCACAGGTAGACCTCGACCTGCAGCGACGCGTCCGAGACCTTCTCCCGGCCCTGTCCGTGCTCGGCTACGCGGCCCACTCCGACATCTACGAGGGGACGGCGCGCGTCTCTGACGCCATCCTTGTGTGCGCCGAGAACGCTTTCCGTCTCCCTGAGCAGGTAGCCGGGCAGCGCACCCGCCGCGCAGGCGCCTACCGGGGCGAGGAGTTCGGGACCCGACACGACACCGCCTCTACTCAGGCGTCCCGCATGATCGCAGCCCCAGACACCCTCGACGGGGGCACGATCGAGTCGACGCAAATGATCTTCGACACCCAGGTACTCCTGCCAGGATCCCAGCTGTGGGGGACGATCGGGATCACCCCGGCAGCCACCGTCGAGCAGCAGGTGGCCCTACAGGCTGGCATCGGGCTATGGGCACCTGGTGGTGTCGCGCATCTCGGCGCCTCGACGAACGCCGGCTACGGTGCCGCCACCCTCGACTGGCGCGACAGCCTCACCCAGCCTGTCATCGACGAGTCTGTCGCATGGCTCGACACCAGCCTGCACGACAATGCGGCAGCCATCCGCGATCTCATCGCCGAGGTGGCACGGTGAGAGTCACAGCACACCTCGACTCTCCGGTTGTCGGCGCCGACACATGGCAGACGCCTCTTGACGGACCCCTGTCGTGGGCCTGGGCGATGCGCGCCCGGGCACGCGGGGAGACGATTCCTCCCGCCCCAACACCATCGACACCGGCAGCGGACTTCCCCCTCCCTCTCGCCCGCTGGCAGAGGGGCGGCTGGTGGGGTTGGCGCACCTCGAGGGCCCACTTCGAGAGGCCAGTCCACACCGCCGTCGAGATGCGCCGCAAGCCTGCCACCGGTCCCATGTCCGTGTGGACCTCAGACGCGAAGCACCACAACGGGCTCGGCCCCATGAAGGCCCGCAACGTCACCCGAGCAGCCATCGTCACCTCCACCGTCTGGTGGGATGTCGACCCCACCGATGTCAACGACCTGGCAGACCTGCTGAGGAATGTCACCCACCTCGGGGCACGCCACAACGCCGGGGCAGGGCACGTCACCTCCTGGACGCTAGACGACATCGACGGCGACTGGACCGACCGGGATTGGCCGCCCCAGGCGGCCTGCCGGGCCCCCTACTGGCACCCATCACGCCGGAGCCCCCAGTGATTGACCATCAGATTATTGATGCCGTGTGGGCGTGGCTTCCGCCGCGCCCCGACCGGCGGCGCACCGTCACCGCCAGTATTGCCGCAGCACAGCTAGGGCTCACCCCTGCACAGGTGACGGCAGCACTCGCCACCCTCAGACGCCAAGGCCGCATCGCATACTCCCGGCGCGGGCAGCCTTACAGATCAATAGGAGATGCGGAATGCTCATCGACTCCCCGCGACTAACGGAAGCCGACAGGCAATCATGGGGCCGCCTGGAGCGCTACGACCGCGCACTGGCGGCCGACCCCAGATGGACGTCCCGTGAGGATCGCGCCCACGACGTCATCCGCCGCTTCGCCCAGGATGGCGCGTGCTATGCCTCCACCTCTTGGGGCAAGGACTCTACTGTTGTCGCCCATCTCGTCGCCACCAGCGGCGTAAGACTGCCACTGGTGTACGTGCGCATGAGGCGGTGGGAAAACCCCGACTGCCTCACTGTGCGAGACGCCTTTCTCAAGACGTACGGGGATCGCGTCAACTACCGCGAATACTGGGTAACTGGCGGTCCCCGCTGGTGGGACAATATCGAATTCAGAGACCGTAAGGGCCAGCACACTCGCGGGCAATTCACGGGTCCCGAAAAAGAATTCGGCCTACGGCATATCACCGGAGTACGCGCCGAGGAATCACGTATGCGCGACATGGTCATCGCACGATGGGGAGAGGCCGGACCTGGCGCGTGTAGGCCCATCGGCAGATGGACCGCCGTCGACGTGTTCGCCTACTTGCGCCGACATGACCTGCCAGTCCACCCCGCATATGCCATGAGCTGCGGCGGCCACTACGACCGCCGTTGGCTACGCGTCTCCCCCATCGGTGGCATCACCCAAGCCCACCGAGGCCGCGCCGACTGGGAGCGCGCCTACTACCCCGACATCGTGGAGGAGTCATGAGGATCCGTACGATCAAACCTGAGTTCTGGTCATCGGAGGACATTGCAGCACTCGATTACTTTGACCGGCTCGTCTTCATCGGCCTGTGGTCCATGGCTGACGACGAGGGGCGGCTCCAGGGCGATGCGCGTCTCATCAGGTCACAGTTGTTCCCAATTGACGATCACATTGGTGAGTCCTCAGTGAGGACTCACGGAGCACTCACTGAGGACTCACTGAGCATTCATGACACGCTCATGCACCTCTCAAACGGAGGTCAAATCACCCTCTATGAGGGGTGCAATGGGCGCACCTACATCCAGGTGACCAACTTCACTGAGCATCAGCGCATCAACCGCCCAACAGCATCCAAGTACCCCGCCCCGACTAGGGAAAATACCATTACTCACGGAGCACTCACTGAGGACTCATCCCTGGAACAGGGAACAGGGAACAGGGAACAGGGAACAGGGGTCCCCTCACTTCGTTCGGGGGTGCAGGGGGGTGACGATAGCGACGCGGCTCGCGTCGACCGCACACCAGCCACCGTCGTCGCTGACGCGCCGACCCAAACGACGAAGGCCAAGCGAGGCACACGCCTACCCGAGGGCTGGACCCCAGAGCGCTCACAGGCGAACCTCAAGGCCGAGCACGACAGCAGCCTGACGCCTGACGAGCTCTCCAGCCAGCTGGAGCGCTTCCGCGACCACTGGGCAGCCCAGCCAGGCTCCAAGGGCACCAAGCTCGACTGGCAGGCCACCTGGCGCAACTGGGTCCGCCGCGCCGCCGAGATGGCTCCACGCACCCGCCAGTCCGAAACCGACGCCTGGTATGCCCGCGCCAAGGCCAGAGCAAGCAACCCCAACCCGCTCTTGTCGCTTCTTGTAGACGACGCTAGACCCAGCGATGACCCTGGCAGGCACGCTATGCCGCCTAGGAGTGCCTAACAGGGGCGGGGCTAGGTATTTGTACCCCCGCCACCTGGAAGGCTCTCAGATCGCCATTCAGACACGAAGGACCGCCATGACCCTAGACCAGACCACCGACCTCGTCCGCCTCATCCGATCGCTCTGCCCAGCACAGGCCATCGACGAGCACACCGCCGAAGCCTGGCAGCCAGTCCTTGCTGACGTCACCCCCATCGACGCCACGCGAGCCATCTACGCCATCGCCCGCAATCACGACGCCGGGCCGCTCTTCATCGACCCCCGACAAATCCTCAACCAGATACGCAAAACAAAAGCCGACACCTACGAACGAACCCCACCACAAACACCACCACCAACAAACCCGCAACAATATCTACAATGGACACGCAGTGGAGGAAGGGGAATAGCATGCAACAATGACGACGTACCGGCTATAGAATCCGATATACTATCCCCAGAAGAGTCGCACAAATACCGGGAAGAGATACGCAAAATGCTCGCCCAGTCGCGGATGGCATGAGAGGAGGCGAACCCATGGCGAAAACGACACCCCCCAAGCAAGGCCACGCCCCATCGACCCCCCATGCCAACCGCTGTGGAGCGAAAACACGCAGCGGAAAGCCCTGCAAACAACGCCCCATCAAAGGCGGGAAACGCTGCCGCATGCACGGCGGTGCAGAGCCCAATGCCCGACGTGCCGCCTCCGCGAACGTCCTCGAAGCCAAAGTCCGGGGGCAGCTAGCCCGCATGGACATCACTCCCGCTGACAGTCCCGCCCAACAGCTCGCCCGCATCGTCGGAGAACAGGTCGCCTTCCTCGACCTCGCCCGCGCCAAACTCGCCGAGGTCACCGACTCATGGACCCGCGACAACCCCATCACCGGAGCCGAAGAAGTCCGGGCCGCAGTCACCGTCTATGAGCGCGCCCTCGACCGCGCCCACAAAGGACTCGCAGACATGGTCCGCCTCGGCATCCAAGACCGCATCGCCGCCGCCAACCAACTCACCGCACAAACCTATGCGGCAGCCCTCGCCCACATGATCCACCTAGCCCGCACCACAGACGACCCACCAGAGCAGATCATCCTCGCAGCCATCGGAGAGGACCAGTGACCAGACTCCTCACATGGATACCCGCCACCGACCCACTCGGTCGCATCCAGCAGATGCCCGACCTCGTCACCGAACTGCACTCCCTCGACGGCACCCGCAACCCTGACGGCGAGTCCATCCGCGCCCGCCACGTGCCAGGATCACGCCCACCCCTGGACGTGTCACGCCTCGACATCCTGCCCTCCCCGGGATGGGAGCCGCCCATGCTGCGCGCCCTCGCCGGAGAGGCCTCCAGGGTCATCTGGGAGGCCATCGACCCCGACACCCGCGCCGCACACCCCCAGCCGCGCGAACTATCCTGGGCCACCGAGTGCGCCTGGCTGGCGGGCGTGTGGGCCGACTCACGGGCCTGGCTCGACGAGGCCGACATGGCCATAGTCGATGACACCATCAGTGCCACATACGCCCACCTGGCCCGCGCCGTAGGCCTCAAGCCGCCCCGCGCCATCACCTGCCCGACATGCGGGGCGCCATGCGAGATCGACGGCCCCGTCCTCGCCTGCACCGCCACCCGCTGGCAACCAGAAGGCCAACGCCACGAATACCCAGGACCGGCCGCCCTCGAAAAGCGATGGCGATTCGCCCCACCCATGACCGCAGCCGAGCTGGCCGCAGAACTCCCTGTCCAGCGCAAACGCCTCAACCAATGGCACCGGCGCGGCCACATCAAACCAGCGCCGCACGCCACGCCGCCGAAGTTCTACCCGTGGGATGTCATCGCCCGACTCTGGCCAGACATCACGGCAGCCATAGAAGACAGAGACAAAGCCGCGTAGCGCATGGTATGGTGACGACCAGCGGGGCCTGTGCGCCCAAAACCGGACAAGGAGGCGCAATGACAGCGCCACTCCTGCGCCTCGACCCCGTCACCGCCGCAGCCATGCGCACCATCCTCACCGGTAGCGCCCACCACTGGGACACCCCCGGCGACATGGCCCAGGCGCTCGACCCCACCACCGTCCAAACCCCCGCCCTGCGACTCATCGACACCCAGCTCGCCCAGCTCACAGACACCACCGACGGGCGCCTCATCGTGTCTATGCCTCCCCAGGAGGGGAAGTCCCAGCGATGCAGCCGCCGCTTCCCCCTGTGGGCACTCACCCACAACCCAGACACCCGTATCGCCATCGCCTCCTACGCCCACTCGGTGGCGCGCCGATGGGGCCGAGTCATCCGAGACGACATCGCCGCCCACCCCAAACTCGGGCTCACCGTCCGCCCCGACCTGTCAGCCCAGCACGAATGGCAGCTCGCCGGACACGACGGGGGCATCTACGCCACCGGCGTCGGTGGAGCCCTCACCGGACGCGCCGTCGACCTGCTCATCATCGACGACCCCATCAAGGACCGCGAACAGGCCGACTCCAAGGTGTACCGCGAGCGCGTCTGGGACTGGTGGACCGACGTCGCCTCCACCCGACTCGCCCCCGGCGCACCAGTCGTCCTCATCCTCACCCGATGGCACGAAGATGACCTCGCCGGGCGACTCCTCGCCTCCGACGACGCCGACCGCTGGAGCGTCATCAACATTCCAGCCCAGGCCGACAGCAGCGACGACCCGCTAGGACGCACACCAGGCCAGTGGCTCCAATCAGCCCGAGGACGCACCACAGACCAATGGGAGGCCATCAAGAGACAGGCGGGAAGCCGGACCTTCGCCTCCCTCTACCAGGGCCACCCCTCACCTCCCGGCGGCACCATCTTCAACCGCGAACACTGGATCATCGACGCCCGCCCCGCCTGGCAAGCCGACGACAACCAGCAACGATGGGTGCCTAGCGGGCAAGTGTTCACCTCCTGGGACCTCACCTTCAAAGGTGGCGAGCACACCGACTGGGTCGTCGGCCAAGCCTGGCAGCACGACGGCACCACCCTGCGCCTCCTCGACCAAGCCCGAGGCCACTGGAGTTTCACCGAAACCTGCCAGCACATGCAGCGCATGGCCGCACGATGGCCCCAGGCCACCGCCCATCTCGTCGAGGACAAAGCCAACGGCCCCGCCGTCCTCGACGCCCTCTCTCACACCCTGCCCGGACTCATCCCAGTCCAACCTCAAGGCGGAAAAGAAGCCCGCGCCAACGTCGTCCAACCCCTCGCCGAAGCCGGGAATGTTCACCTGCCAGGCTTCGAGCCCTGGACCGGCGACCTCATCGAAGAACTCGCAGGCTTCCCCAACGCCACCCACGACGACCAGGTCGACGCCCTCACCCAGGCGATCACGTGGGCCGCCGTCACCCGCCGCAGACAAGGCACCACCCTCACCGTCCTCGGATAGGAGCACATGGCCCATGAGCATCCTCACAGACGCCATCACCCAATGGGCCAACCGACGTGACGCATACCGCCTCCTCTATGACTACTATCGCGGCAACCACCAGCTCCAGTTCGCCTCACGCGACTACCAGGCCAAGCAGGCACAAAAACTCCTCACCGACACGGTCATGTCGCTGCGCGAAAACCTGTGCCCCGCCGCCGTCACCGCATTCACCGACGGCATCTCCATCAAGCAGTGGACCACCACCGACGACGGCCACGACAACGACGGCACCGCCAAAACCCACGGCCTGTCCCGTCTAGAAGGGTTCATCGACCGGGCGGGCTTCGTCTATGGCGACGCCTACGCCGTCGTCTGGCCCGGCCCCAACGGGCTCACGCCCACCTTCTGCGACCCCACCACCATGATTGCCCAGCCCGACCCAGACGACCCCTCTCAGCTGGCATGGGCCGCCCGCATCTGGACCGACCACGACTACGGCCGGGTCAACCTGTACCTGCCCGACCGGCTGGAACGCTGGATCACCAAGCAGCAGGTCGCCGGGGGCATGCCCGCCCTCGACGACGCCTGGACCGGCTGCACCGACAACGACGGCCCTACTGTCCCCCACCAGTTCGGCACCGTGCCCGTCTGCTGGTGGAAACGCGACCCCGACGACCACATGAGCCACGGGCACTCCGTCCTCACTGACGTCATCCCCCTCCAAGACGCCCTCAACAAGGCCCTTGCCGATCTCATCATCACCACCGAGACCTACGCACGCCCCTTCTACGCCCTGCTCAACCATGATGTAAACGACGTGCGCAACCCCTACGCCCCCACCCCACCCAGACAAGAGCAGCGCATCGACCCAGACAAGCAGCAATTCTGGGCCACCAACGGCCCCGGGCCGCTGCTGCGCTTCGACCCGCCAGACCTCACCCCGCTGCTCAAAGTCCAAGACGCGTTCGCCGCGAAGATCGCCCGCGTCGTCGGCATCCCCTACCACTACCTGTCTCAATCCACCGGAGACGTACCCTCCGGGGAAGCCCTGCGCATCCTGTCCACCCGCCGCACCGCCACCATCCGGGCATGGCAGCGAGACGCCGAGCCCGCCTGGAACGGCCTCCTCCAACTGCTGGGAGTCGAACCGGGCATCCAATGGGCCGAACCCATGCCACTCGACCCCCTCGAGCAGCTCCAGGTCGCCCAGCTCAAGCAGCAGCTCGGATACGCCCTCGTCGACATCGTCCACGACCTCGACGAGCCCGACCCCGACGGTGTCGTCCAGCGAGCCAGCGACGCTGCAGCACAGTCAGCGCAGGCCGCCGGGCGCGCCCTCATGACCGGCACCATCGGCTATGACAGCTAACGCCCAAACCATCACCGAGCTGCTGCGCCAACGCCACCTCATCGACCACATCCAGGACGAGCAAACCAGACTCCTCGCCGCCCGCTGGGCCTCCACCTGGGACGCCATCGAATCCGAGCTGCGCACAGCAACCCTCGCCCTCGCCCAACTCGACGACGACCAGAAAGCCACCGCCGCCATCCGCACCATCAAAGCCCGAGACGCCCTCGCCATCGCCTCCGACGGGCTCACCGACTGCCTCGCCGCCTCCAACCACGCGGCAGCCGCCAGCGCCCGCCACCTCATCGAGCAGGCCGCCTCCGACCAAGACGCACTCATCACCACACAGCTACCACCAGGCCACGCCATCAACCTCGCATCCGTCGACGCCCGCCAGATCGACGCGATCACCCGGCGCACCCTCCAGCAAATCACCGTGCGCCACTGGTACCTCAACGCTGCCGCCACCGACGCCATGAAGCACGCCCTCACCGTCGGCGTCACCCTAGGCCGCAACCCAAGACAGGTCGCCACACACATGGTGCGCGCCGTCCAAGGCAACTTTGAGGGAGGCCTCGCCCGAGCCCTCGTCATCGCCCGCACCGAACAACTCGACGCCTATCGCGCCGCCGCGCAAGCCCACCACGCCGCCAACCGCAACGTCCTCCAGGGGTGGCAGTGGTACGCCGAGCTCGACCATCGCACGTGTGCCTCCTGCATTTCCCACCATGGCGAACTCCATCCCCTCGACGACCCCGGCCCCCTCGACCACCACCAAGGCCGCTGCACCCGCCTACCCGTCACCAAAACATGGGGACAGCTCGGGTTTGACGACATCAACGAGCCCGACTCGGCGGTCGACGAGGGGGACGGATACGCCTGGTTCCGCCGCCAGCCGGAGGACGCCCAGCGCGACATCCTCGGCCCCAAACGATTCCAAGCCTGGACCGAGGGCCGCTACCCGCCCGACGACTGGACCGCCCTCAAACGTCACTGGTCACCCGACAAGCACGGAGTCATGCGCCAAGACTGGCGCGACTCCTGGCACGTCGGACCAGTCCACGACGACTAGAAGAAAGGACATCCGAGATGGATGACACCACCGAAAACACCACCACCGACGAGACCACCGACGATTCTGCTAAGGTCGGTGACAGCCAAGGCACCACTGTCGACGCAGGCGAGACGCCACAGACAGAAGGACGCGGCTCCAAGAGCGCAGTCCTCGCCGACCTAGCCAAGGAGCGCGACAAGCGCCACCAGCTCGAAGCCCAATTCTCCCAGCTGCGCGACGGCCTCGCCGCCGCCCTCGGGATCGACCAGGGCGAGACGCCCACCCCCGAGCAGCTCACCGAGCAGCTCACCCAAGCCCAGGCAGAAACCAAGGCGGCACAGCTACAGCTTGCCGTCTACCAGTCCATGCCTGACGGAGTCGACCGGGAAGCCCTCCTCGACTCCACCGCCTTCCGTGAGGCCATCTCCGACGCGACGCCGGATGACATCGCCGCCACCATCACCGAGTTCGTCGACGCCCACCCCCGCTTCAAGACGCAGCCCGCAGGTGCAGGCGCACGCGACCTCAACACCCCCGCCACACCATCAGCCCCCCTCGACCCGATTGCAGCCGCCCTCACGGCAGCCGTCGGGCGACGTCACGCCTAAGGAGACCCCATGGCTGTCACCGCCCCCACCAAGACCACCGATTTTGCTGGCTATCTCCAGCCGCACATGGCCCAGGACTTCTTCGCTGAGGCCGCCAAGCGCTCCGTTGTCCAGCAGCTCGCCCGCAAGGTTCCGCTGGGCATCTCCGGAGAGACCATCCCGATTGTCACCTCCAAGCCCACCGCCGGATGGGTCCCTGAGGCGGGCGAGAAGCCCGTCACCGAGGGCGCTGTTGGGCTGCTCAAGATGGAGCCTAAGAAGATCGCCGCCATCGCCGTCGTCTCCTCCGAGGTCGTGCGCGCCAACCCCGCCAACTACGTCAATTTGTTCAAGACTGACATTGCCGAGGCGTTCGCGCTCGCCTTCGATGACGCCGTCCTGCACGGCGTCAAATCGCCGTTCGATCACAACCTCGACGAGACCAAGAAGGCTGTCGAGCTCGGTACCGCCGACGCCGCCCACGGAGGCATCTACGGCGACGCCAACTCTGCCATTCAGCTTATGGTCGCTGACGGCAAGAAGCTCACCGGCTGGGCCTTCGACACCACCGCAGAGCCCCTCCTTAACGGCTCCTACGACACCACCGGACGGCCCCTCCTCACCGAGCCCGTCTACTCCGATAGCGCCCTCGCATCCGCCCGCCTGCTGGGACGCTCCGCGTTCATCGGCGACGGTGTCGCAACCGCCGACAAGAAGACTGTCGTCGGCTACGGCGGCGACTGGTCCAAGATCGTGTGGGGACAGGTGGGAGGCATCTCCTACTCCGTCTCCACCGAGGCCACCGTCAAGATCAACGGCGAGCTCATCCCGCTGTGGCAGAACAACCTGGTCGGCATCCTCGCCGAGGCGGAGTTCGGCTGCCTCATCACCGACCCCGAGCAGTTCGTCAAGCTCACTAACGCCGCATGAGTGACGCAAAGGTGACCTTCACCACACCAGGCGGCACACAGGTCACCTGCCCCCCAGACCTGGCCGCCAAGCTCGGATGGACGCCCAGGAAGGAGCCCGACAGTGGACAGAAATCTCGCGATACTGCACGTGAGCGGGCTCCTCGGCGACGCGCTTGACTCCCTCCAGATAGCCGAGTGCGTCGACAGCTCAGCCATCCCAGACGACCATGGACGCCTACCCGGAGACCCCGACTGGCAGCCCACCTACGACCAGTGGTGGGCTGCCGCCGAGGCAGCAACACTGGCGGCATCCCTGGTAGGCGACCAGCTCACTCACGTCACCTCCGAGGGCACCACCATGATCGTCACCCCCAAGGACTGGGCCGCCACCGCCGCCGCATGGCGACGCCGCTCCCGCATCTGGGCCGACACCCACCGGGGAGGGTTCGCCCTCATCGAGGTGGATCAGCCTCACGCCTACAGCCCCACCACGGACCTGTATCGCGGCTGGGGGGACACCTCATGGACCTGACGCGCGCCATCGACACTGCCCGCGACTGGCATGAGCAGCTATACACCGACAAAGCGGTCATCTTTCATACCGTCGACACATCAACCGACGAAGATGGCGTGGAGTACGACGATATGCACCGAAGCGCCCCCATCGACTGCCTTGTGCAGCGCATCAACGGCGAGGCAAGTCAATCCACCTCCGCTGGCGATTCAGTCCGCATCGCCACCCACGTCTGCAAAACCAGCCCCAATGCCTCCATCCAAGTCGGAGACATGCTCGATGTCATCGACAGCTACGACTCCGACAACGAAGGTTTCTACAGAATTGTCGACGTGGAGCAGCAGTCCTGGTCCATCACCCGAAAGGCATACCTGGTGAGAGCATGGCATTCACCGTCGACACCTCACAGCTGAACCAGCTCGCCGCAGACCTCGGTAAAACCGGCTACAAGGCCACTAAAAAAGTAGGCCAAGCCGTCCGCAAATCCGCCCTCGACGTGGAACGCATCGGTAAACAGCGCTGCCCCGTCGACACCGGGGCCACCCGCGAATCCATCCACACCACCGCCTCGGCGGGTGGCATGTCGGCAGAGATCGGCCCCACCACCTACTACGCGCCATTCCTGGAGTGGGGCACCCGCCACATGGAGGCCCGCCCATTCATGCGCCCCGCCCTCGACGATGTCACCCCCGGCTTCGTGCGAGCCATGGAGCAGATAGGAGGCACGCTTCTTGACTGACGTCATCACCGACATCGTCACCCTCGTCCCCGGCAATGGCCTGGACGGGCGCCACCCGGCACCCAATATCTACCCCTACGCGATCGTCACCCAGCGTGACTGTCAGCTCGCCACCACTCTCGGAGACAGGCCCCTGTGGCATGTCACCGTCGACGTCATGGCCGTCTCCAACAACCCTGCCGGCACTCGCCTCTACACCCGCCGCGTCATCGACGCCCTCGACGGACAGCGCATAGACGGATACCGGCTCACCCACGTCACCTCCGGCCCCGTCCTGGCAGACCGAGGAGACCCCACCAACTGGTGCTGGACATGCACCAACGAGTTTCACATCACCACCCCAAGGAGGCCCCGTGACTGACACCAAGTGGGTGCGCATCGCAGATAGCACCTGCCAGCGCACCGTCCCCGCAGACGCCGTCCCAGACGGTGCACGCATCCTCGCCAACCATCCCGCCACCGACCCGCAGGGCCGCCCACTGCCCACCAAGCCCCGCACCGACAACACCGCCAAGACCGACACCCCGAAAAAGGAGAAGTGACCCATGTCCGTTAGCGTTTACAACCCCGAGGGCATTGAGACCATCGAAAACTCCAAGGTGATGATCGTGCCGTCCATCGCCAAGCTGGACGCCGCCACCGTCACCGAGCTGAATGCGGGCACTGCGATCACCTGCGCCCTGAAGTCTTTTGAGACCTCCTCGGATGCCTCCGAGTCTGAGGACAAGCGCATCTGCCGCCGCAACGCTTCCAAGCGCCCCGGCCCTGTCACCTATGGCATCTCCGACACCGACATCGTCATCACCGACCCCCAAAAGGAGGACAAGCTGATCGCCGGACTCGAGCCCGGCTCTCACTGGATCGTCGTCGAGTTTCCCGCCATCGAGCCAGAGGCTGACGTCGCCGCAGGTCAGAAGTATTACGCCTGGAAGGCCACCGTCAAGACCAAGACGCCCGGCAAGCTCACCACCGACGACGGAGAAATGTTCACCATGAACATTGGCTGGTCCGTGTCCGACCGCACCCTCAACGGCGCGGTTACCGCCTGAAATCGTGGCCAGGTCTAGGGCTCGCTGGGTGCCAGACCCTAGACCTGGCCACCCCCACCATCTGGCACCCATCCGGCACCCATAGGAGAACCCCCCATGACTGGCACCCCCGACATGCGCACCCTCATGCAGGCCTACGTGGCCGGCACCAACCGCCCCACCAGGCACGTCGACATCTGCCTAGACCCGGCCTGTGCACGCGCCTGGAAAGACGCCGACGCCGAGCTGACTGACGCCAAGGCCGCCGCCGACGATGCAGCAGACGAGACGGGAGGCACCATCGGCTCAGCTTCCGCCACCAAGAAGCGACTAACCGCCGCCACCAAGGCCGAAAAGGACGCCCGCGACCGCCTGGCACAATCCAGCATCCGACTCGTCTTCACCGGGCTCACCACCACCGCCTGGAACGGGCTCATCGCAGAACTGCGCACCATCGACAACGACGAGGTGCGCACCATCGTCGAGCAGTCCAGGCTCCCCAGGGAGTGCCTCACCGGCGCAACAACCGTCACCGGCGACGATGCAGGACTCACCAAGGAGGACCTGGACGCCCTCCTTGCCAACCTCTCCCCCGCCGACGTGTCCCGCTGCTGGGCCGCAGCACTGGAGGCCTGTACCGAAACCATCGACCTCCCTTTCTAAACAAGGCGGTAGCCGACCCGCAGATACGCCGCGACATCGACCATGCCCGCGAGTGGTCGATACCCCCAACCGTGTATTGGGGCCGCGACGACGGGACACAGTGGACCCCCGAGGACCGCGCCATCCTCGACGCCCTCGACGACTACCAGTCCACGCTGTGCCCCGGATGCGGGCTGCCCATGTCCAGCCATCGAGGCAAGACGGCAGACGACTACACCGGAGCCGCCATCACCTGCCCCAGCCTGCAAGCCCTCGAACGCGACCAGGTCGCCCAGGCCCGCCGCGACGGCCACAAGGACCAGCAGGTAGATCCCGAGCGCGCCCGCCGCTGGATACACGGCGACCGGAAACACATCACCGAATGGGCACGCCACATCCAGCACGACTAAGGAGATGCCATGGCAGACAAGACCGTGACAGTCAGACTCAACGCTGACACCCACGGCTTCACTGCCGCCATGGCCCGTGCAGCCACAGCAACCAGCCAGCTGTCGGGCAAGGTCAAGGCCCACGGCGGTGACCTGGATCGCATGGCCTCCATGTCCACCAAGGCTGGCCTGGCTGTCACCGCTGGAGTCGGAGGAGCCGTCAAGGCTGCCGTCGACTGGGAATCCGCATGGACAGGCGTCCAAAAGACCGTCGACGCCTCACCGGCCCAGTATGCACGCCTGGAGGGCCAGCTGCGGTCCCTCACCAGTGTTCTGCCCGTCTCGCACCAGGAGATCGCCGGCGTCGCCGAGGCGGCAGGCCAGCTTGGTGTCAAGCAGCAGGACATCACCAAGTTCACCTCGACGATGGTCAAGCTGGGCACCGCCACCAACATGACGTCTGAGGAGGCCGCCACCAGCCTGCGCCAGTTCATGAACGTCATGGGAACCGCCCCCAAGGATGTGGACCGGCTCGCAGCAACCGTCGTCGATTTGGGCAACAACTCCGCCACCACCGAGCGTGACATTGTGGAGATGGGTCAGCGCCTCTCCGGCACCGGCAAGCAGATGAACATCACCGAGCCGCAGGTCATGGCGTTCGGTGCTGCGATGGCGTCGGTCGGCATCAACGCCGAGGCCGGTGGCACCGCCATGTCCCGCAACTGGGTCACCATCGACAGGGCTGTACGCCAGGGCGGCTCCTCACTGCAGGCCATGGCGAAGGTTTCCGGCATGTCCGCCGCCCAGTTCAAGAAGGCATGGCAGACCGACGCAGCCGGTGCCACCAACGCCCTCATCGAAGGGCTCGGCAGGGCAGGCAAGGCAGGCAAAGACGTCTCTGGCCTCCTCGGAGAAATGGGCATCAAGGGCCAATACCAGACCGACGCCATGAAACGCCTCGCCGGTGCCTCCGCAGGCGCAGGAAACGCCCAAGATCAGCTGGCCAGCTCCCTCAAGACCGCAGGCGAGGGCTGGTCACAAAACACCGCCCTCGCCCAAGAGTTCGGCCGCCGCCAATCCACCACCGCCTCACAAATGCAGCTGGCCGTCAACCGCATCAAGGATGCCGCTATCAGTCTCGGGCAGGCCGCCCTGCCAGTCCTCGGGCGAGCGGCCCAAAAGGTCTCCGAGTACGCCAACAAGTTCAACGGCCTCTCGGACCACACGAAGGACATGATCCTCCAAATCGGCGCGTTCGGCGGCGTATCTCTGATCGCCGCAGGTCAGATAGGCAAGGTCGCCCGCGCCGTCAAGGATGTTGGTCTAGCATTCAAGGCCGTGCGCGGCGTCGCCGGAATTGCTGGAGCATTCACCGGCATCGGCGGGGCCGCCACCAAGGCCGCAGGTGCCGCCGAAGGAGCCGGTAAGGCCATGTCTGGCGTCAAGGGGTCCACATCTGGACTGTCGGGAAAGCTGTTCGGCGTGGCCGCCGGGCTGGGGGCCATCGCCATCGCCTGGGGACATCAAGACAGCGCCAACCATGCCGCCGACATCGACAAGCAGCTCGGCTCGGTGGCCGACTGGGCCAACCAGGCCAGCATGGGCATCGTTGACCTCGACGCCAAACTGAAGCAGGTCAACGACGGCGGATTCGGGCCACTGCGCGAAAACCTCAACGGGCTCGGAGACGCCCTCAACCACGCCACCGGCGAGAACCTGAGCTTCCTGGAGCGCCAAGAGGGGCGGTTCGCCTCCCTGGTTGGTTCCGCTGCAGACTTGTCGCAGCAGTCCAAGGCGCAGCTCGGGAAATTCGACGAGGCCCTGTCGGGGCTCGCCGGGTCGCACGCCTGGGGAGACCTGCAGCGCAACTGGGAACAAATCGCCGATGCGGCCAAGGCCAACCACATCAGTGACGACAAGCTCATGGCGCTGTTCCCGAAGCTCCAGGATGGCCTGTCCGCGACAGCCCACCAGCTCGGCGTCACCGGACTGTCCGCCAAGGACTATGCGGGCTGGCTGCGCGGAGAGGTGCCGTCGGCGGTCAACCGCGCCGCCGTCGCAAACGAGAAGCTGGCGAAATCGCTGGGGATCGTCCCAGACAAGAAGCGCGTTCAGGTGGAGACCATCATCAAGGGCGGCACCCACGCCCAGGTGATGCAGCTCAACGCCGAGCTCGCCAAGGTCCCGCCCAAGAAGCAGTCCCAAGTCCTCGCCACCGCGAAAACCAAGGGATTTAAGGCGGCGATGGCCCAAGCCAAGGACTTTGAAAAGCAGGCCAAGGGGCTCCAGGAAACCACCAAGCACGGCGTGACGGTGGAGATCAAGGGTAACACCGACCCCGGCAAGGTCCACGCCCTCCGTGAGCAGCTCGACGGACTATCCAAGGCGGCCGCTCAAAAGGTGTCCATCACCGCGAAAACCAAGGGCCTGGACGAAGCCAAGAAGCAGCTGCAGCAATTCCATAACACCGTCTCCACGACGGTGACAAAACAGGGCATCACTCTCAAGGTCAAGGCCACGGAAACCGCAGACCTCGACCGGCTGCGCACCAAAATGGAGCAGCTTCCCAAGGACAAGCAGATCAAGGTGGCTGCCACCGCCAAGGCCGACGGCTTCAACGCAGCCATTTCCCAGGCCAATGCCTTCAAGGCGGAAATGGATGGCATCATCCAGTACACCAAGGATGGTGTGCGCGTCCGCATCAAGGGCGAAACTGATTCCAAGGCCGTCGACACCCTCAAAACCGACCTCGAAGCGCTCCCCAAGGAGCAGCAGCTCAAGGTGGCTGCCACCGCCGAGACAAAGGGATTCGACACCGCATCCAAGCAGCTGCAAGACCTGCGCACACAAAACTGGTCGATGTACTCCAGCCCGCCGATCGTAGTCAAAGCGACCATGCAGGACGGCGCCTCCCGAGACCTCAAAATCCTGAGCGAGGAAGCCACCAGCGTTGATGGGAAGAAGGTTCTCGTCACCGCGTCAGCCCCAGGAGCCTATGGAGCAACCGTCCAAATCGACGGCCTTAAATACAAGGTCGACAAACTTGACGGCAAAAACGTCCTCATCCCGCTGGGATTGAAGAACACCAATGGCACTCTCTCTGGACTGCAAAAGGTCGACACAAAGGCCAAGAAGGTCAACGGACGCAAAGCTAATGTCAAGGTTGGCGCACCCGGGGCCGGTAACGCCTTTAATAACCTTCTCAAGGTGTCGGGTGCGGCCAATCAACTCGGCAAGAAGCGCCCCAAAGTCAAGCCGTCAGCACCAACCGCCGCCAAGACCAGCAGTCAGCTCGCCAAGGTCGGATCGACCGCCGACAACGTGGGGCGCAAACGCCCTCGCGTCGCCACATCCGCGCCAGGGGCCACCGCGGCAACTGGGCAGGTCAAAAACCTGGGAAGCACGGCAAGCCACGTCAACGGCAAGCGTGTGAGCGTATCCGCCCACGCCGACACCAGTGGGGCACGCTCGGCCCTCCAGGCCCTCACCCGGCCGCTGTCCACGACAGTGACGGCCACCGTGCGCACTGTGGGAAGCGCCCTCAAGGGAGTGTTCCACGCCAACGGCGGCCTCTACGAGCGCCATGATGCCCAAATCGCCAAGGCTGGCGCCTACCGCGTCTGGGCAGAGCCCGAAACAGAAGGTGAAGCCTACATCCCGTTTGCACGATCCAAGCGGGGCCGCTCCCGTGAAATCGCGACACAAACCGTGCAGCGCCTCGGCGGGGCTGTGCAATGGTTCGCCAACGGCGGCATCAGCGGTGGCCAGGCACGCGCCATCCTCAATATCGAGGCCCGCCCCACAGGTGAGCTCGTCGACTACATCAAGGCAGTCAAAGATGCCGCCAACGCCACTAGGGCACGCGAGCGCGCCTCTCGTGCCTGGTGGAATGCACGCCGCCGCCACTCCAAGAACGAAAAGAAACTCGGCGACGCCCTCAATGCCGCCAAGGACAAGGAGAAAGAGGCCACCGACAAGGCACGCCAAGCCCAGGAGGCACTGGCTCGTGCAGCGGAGCAGGCGGGCGCATCCATGGCCAAGGACTACCGGGTCGGCGGGTCCTGGCAGGATTGGGCGGCCTCCATGCGCCAAGGCGTCGAAGAGCTCGACCTGTTCCGGTGGAGGCTCGCCAGGCTGCGCAACCTTGGCCTGTCCCAGGACAACATCGACACCATCACCGCTATGGGGCCGAGCGGCCTTCAGCTGGCAGGCGACGTGCTTGCAGGCGGGAAGAAGGCCGTCAACAGCCTCAACTCTGCCTCCAACTCCCTCAAACGCGTCTCTGACCGGCTGGGGCTCGTGTCGGCCACCCACTTCGCCAATGGAGGCTTCTCCAGCGGCTCCGGACTGCGCATCTGGGGCGAGCCGGAAACCGGTGGCGAGGCATACATTCCGCTGTCGCCCTCCAAGCGGGCGCAGTCGCTCCAGCTGTGGCAGGAGACGGGGCGTCGCCTCGGCGCGCTGCCAGCCCAGGGATCGTCGCGTCCCATCACCCCGCCGGGAACCGCCCAGCCCGGCTACGGCGCGGGCGGCCTCGACCTGTCCGGGGTACACATCACCCTGTCCGTGCCGGGGCTCGCCAACGCGGTAGATGCCAAGATCATCGCCGCCAACCGCTCCACGGCACGCAATCTCGTCAGGAGCACACGATGAGCATGACCATCACCGCCACCTGGGCCGACAATCCACCCCACATGGTCATCACGGTCGGCGATACCCCATCCGGCACCGAGCGGATGAGTGTCAGTCGGATTGTGGGGTCTAGTGAGGCCCCTGTGCGTGGCGCGGAAAATGTCATCATCTCCGGAAATGAGGGCCTCGTCGTCGACTGGGACGCCCCTCTCGACGCAAACGTCACATACCGGGCAATCGCCATGAAATCCAACGGAGGCCATCTAGAGAACCGGGTGGCGTCCTTCCAGACAGGCACCATCGACTGTGACACCTGCTGGATATCCAACCCCCTCGACCCGGCAAGTGCCCTCCACGTCGACCTCATGGCAGGCTCCGACGACGAGGTGAGCGTCGAGCAGAGCGTCACACTCTCCACACCAGGATGGACCACCAACCTGCCCTCGGCTGTCGTCGGAGTCCGCCAGCTCGGCGGCAAACGCACCCTCGTCATACGCCTGTCCGACCTGGAGTCTGCGCAGCGACTCGAGGACCTGCTGCGACGCTCCGTCATGGTGCTCGTCCGCGCACCAGCCATCCGGCACCGTACCGGCCTGCTGTATATGACTGTCGCTGAGGCGGTGGAGCGACGCGAGCGAGATTTCACAGACAACCCCGGCCACACCGAGACAACCTGGACTATCACCGGCGACGAGGTCGATCCAGGCGTGCTGCCTGTCATCGTCTCCCCCTGGACCTATCAGGGCCTCGCCGACTATGCGCGAGCCCAGGGCGCCACCACCTATGCCGGGCTGCCGTCACTGTGGACAACCTACCTGGACGCACAGCGGGGTATTTTCTGATGGGATACCCAGTATCGCCGCTGTGGAATGACGCCCTGTCATCACCACACCAGCTCCTCTGGCTGGCAACCTCCGTGCGCGGCGGCAAGGTCCTCGCCTCGGACATCCAGGTCGACTCGCTGACGCTCTCGGCGTCATGGGATGGCCAGCAGATCACCCGCGAGGTCAAGGCCACCATCTCCGACCCCGACTCGAGCCTCTTCACCCCGGACCCGCTCTCCCCGCTGGCTCCGTGGGGGCAGCAGCTCATCGTCAGGGCGATGCTCACAGTCGGCGACGCATGGCGACAAATCATCCCCATCGGCGTTTTTCGCATCGAGGATTCTGGCCCCGACGGGTCGGCAGCCATGGTGCTACAGTCCAACGGCCAGTGGTGGACCGGCGGCCAGACTCTCCAGCCCACCGCCCGCGACATGCTGCAGCAGCTCGCCGACGAGAAGTGGACCAACTGGATCCAGCCTCACTCTCAGACCGTCCGCGACGCCTGGGCGCGCATCGTCAAGGGCGTCGATATCCGGCTCGGTCGCTGGTCGGCCACCACCCCAGTCCCCTCAGACATGGAGTGGGGGTCCACCAAGCTCGATGCCGCCCTCCAGCTGGTCGCCATTGATGGGCGCACCATCTGGTGCGACCGCTCCGGTCTCCTCCAGCTCATCTCGTCCACTGCTGGCACGGGTACCACCTGGACGTACCGGGTGGGCACCGACGTGGCCGTCTCCTGGACCCCCGAGGCCTCCCGCACCGGCCTCGTCAACGGCGCTGCCGTCAAGGCCGAAACCGACACCGGAAACCGATTCGAAATCTGGGGTGCCGCCTACGACAGCTCCGGGCCGCTGGCGTGGGGTGGCCCCTTTGGTCGCATCCCCGACATCTCGACCTCCAAGATGGTGCACTCAACTCGATTCGCTAACGACGCCGCCGCTAAAAAGCTCGATGCGCTGCGCGGCTCCCGCATGGCCAACATCACCATCGAGGCCCCCGCGAACCCCGCCATCGATGTCCTTGATACGGCATCCGTCACGCTACCCGGCGGTGACGCCATGTCCGGCCTCATCACCAAGGTCGACATCGACAACGGCTCAATGAAACTCACCGTCCAGGTTCCATGGCAGAAGGTGTGGCATGGCTGACATTTTCACCGACATCGTGGCTGTACGCCCCGACGAGATGCCACGCACCGGCATCGTGTCAGGAGATCACGCTGGCCCCGGCATTATGTCGGTCATCGTCAACGGCTCACAGCTCGACGCCGTCAACGAGATGGCGGGATGGTGGCACCAGGACGGCGACATCGTCATCGTCGAGCCGTCGCCTGTCGGCCCCATCCGGGTTGTCCGGTCACTGGCCTACCGTCCAACCTTCGGAACGCTCGTGAGACTCAACATGGCCAACGCGAACGACATCCGAGATGTCACAGTGCAGGCCACTCACCCCACCCTCGGAGGCTGTACCTTCACTGCCCTTCCGGGATCTGGGTATCTGTCTGCTGGCAGTGCCGTGTCCATCGAGTGGACCATCGACGGGGCCGTCGCCAACGGCACTCGGGGTTGGACACGCAAGCTACCCCCTGATATCGCGTGGAAAGTCCAGCCAGACAACCCGATGCAGGCCACCACGGCCCTCCCGGACGTCCTCACTCCACCAGACGACCCCATCACCGTCACGCTGCAGGCCGTCGACTCCGGCACATGGGATGGCAGCTGGTCCGCCGACGACACCCTCATCCAGGGGTCCATGACCGGCACAGGGGCGACACTGGCCTGCTGGCTCTACGACGCCCACATCGACGCGGTATCAAGCTGGCCAGCCGCCTCAGCGAGAATCACCATAACTCGCGGCGACAAGGGCGAAACACCTGCAACCATCCACCTCGTGGGACACACGGCATCCACGCGCTCCGACACGCCATCCCCCATTGGTGACCCCGTCGACGCTGGCGTGTGGCTGACCGGAGAAACCCGCACCATCCCCCTACCCGCCACCATCACCCAGCAGCTCCTCACCGGAGCAGCGCAAGGGGTCGGGGTCACCGCCACAGGGGCCACCGACATTGCCTCCCTCGTCGGAGTCGGCACCAATATCACCTCAGGACAAATCACGATGACAAGGAGATGACATGGCTGGATCGACCGTCAACCGCCACTATCCGTTTCCCACCACCGCCGACCCGGTAGACATCCCTGGCGACGTCAAAAAGCTGGCAACCGCGATAGACACCGACGTAGCCGCCATCAAGCAGACTTCCGACGCCACTAAGGCCGCCACTGACGGCCTGGGCTTTGGCCACTTCGAATCTGGCACGAAGGACATCCGACCGTCGGGGTCCGCTGCATACACATACCAAATATCCTTCAAGAACACCTTCGCGGCTCCGCCATCGGTCATCGCCTCACGCGGCGATTCACTCCCCGGCGGCACGGCCATGTGGGCAGTCTCCGCATCTAAGGTCACCACGACCGGATTCACTCTCGTCATCTACACGGTCGACGGGAGTGCGACTGGGGTGAGCGCACCCATCACGGCAGCCTGGCAGGCATTTGGGAGGTGACATGCGACACGACGTGCGCCAGCTTCTCGCTCACCTGCGCCATCGCCCGCACCTGGTCGTGCGCATCACAGTCCTGCTGGCGTGGACGCACGTGCTCATGCTGAGCCTGCACCTGGCCGACCGGGCCGCACCGGCGATCCTGCCGATCCACGGACTCTCCCAGCCAGTCGCCCTGGTCGACGACTGGTGGTGGGTGGGCGTCCACGGGGCCGCAGCCGTCATCCTCGCCATTGCGGCTGTCCGCCCGTCGCATCTATGGGGGATCGCCGGGGCCAGCCTCAGCGCCGCCGCATGGGCGGTGTGGTCCGCCCTCGACCTGGCATGGTCAGTCGACACGAGACCGCCCGCCTCGCTCGTCGCCCCCATGCTCGGCCTGCTCGTGTGCACACCGCTGGCACTGCTGACCGCCGCCGCATGGAGCGAGCACGACCTAACCTAAGGAGGCCGCCATGGGAGGGCTGGCCTCCACGATCGTCACCGGGATCGCGACAGTCCTGGCAGCCCTGCTCACGGCACTGCCAGCACTGACGCACAGGTCCCGCAAAATCCAGCGCCACCAGGCCGCCCAGATCGACGCGCTCGAGGAGTGGGCCTATGAGGCCCGCCGCGCTACACGCCGCTACAACGCGACCCTACCCGGCGCAGTGACGCCGTTGTCCCTGCCAGACTTGCCAGATTGGATGACCAATGCCGCCGACGAATGAACTTGAAACGGAGCGCCGCCAGCGCCGATCATCGGAGCGTCTCAACGTGTGGCAGGCCGTCATGCTGGCGCTCCTCGTGATCGTGGTGGCCGCGCTGACGGGCTGGGCCGGGCACATCCAGGGCCAGCGTGACGCCGCCGGGTCACAGGCCGCCAGCAACGCGGACGCCGCGAAATCGCTGGCCGGGCGCGTCAAGGCCGCGTGCGCGACCACCACCGATGAGGGCCGGTCACTGCGACAGGCAGGCCTGTGCGATGAGGCCAGCCGCGTCGAATCTCGGGTCCGTGACGCCCCCGCACCCACCGCCGGAGCCCCCGGACCGGCAGGGCCTATAGGGCCCGCCGGGAAGCCGGGATCACCGGGTCAGCCTGGCCGCAGCGTGACCGGGCCTGCCGGAAGACCCGGACGTGATGCCACCGGGAAGGCTGGCGCCGCTGGCAGACCCGGGAAGGATGCCACGGGCGCGGCCGGCAAGGACGCTACCGGCCAGGCCGGTGCTGATTCTACGGTCCCAGGTCCGAAGGGCGATAAAGGGGACCCAGGCCAACCGGGTCGAGATGCCACGGGAGCACCGGGCAAGGACGGGGCTGACGGCAAGGACGGTCGCGGCCTCGTCTCCCTCGCCTGCCAAGGCGGACGCCTCGTCGCCACCTTCACCGACGGCACCGCATCGACCGTCGCCGGGGCCACCGTGTGTGCCACCCCGGACCCCTCCCCTATCCCGACCACCACACCGACACCCTGAGAGGACGCCATGACATTCATCCAGGCCCGCCACCACGGCGGCAACTCCAACGCACCGGTCACCCGGCTGGTCATCCACGCCACCTGCCCCGACGTGGGCTACCCGTCGGCATCGAAGGCCGGTAGGGCAGTCTCCACGGCACACTATTTCGCTGAGGCAACCCGGCCCGCCTCGGCGCACTACGTGTGTGACGTATCGGCAACGGTGCAGTGCCTCTCCGAGGAAACCATCGGCCACCACGCGCCGCCCAACAGTCATTCCATCGGCATTGAGATTTGCGCCGACGGCGGGTCCCGCACCTCATTTGAGAAGGCTTCTCACGCATACACCCGCGAGCAATGGCTCTCGCCTCAGGTATGGCCAGCCGTGGAGCGCGCCGCCATTCTCGCCCGCGACATCTGCCACCGCCACCACATCCCGGTCCGCAAACTCACCACCGCGCAAGTGAAATCGGGGATGTCTGGTATTTGCGGACACGACAACGTATCCGATGCATTCCACCAATCCGACCACGACGACCCCGGCCCCTATTTCCCGTGGAATGAATTTATCGCCGCCGTCCAAGGAAAAAACACCAACAAGGGAGAACTTAGCATGTCCGACGTCAACACCCTGACCAAGCTCATCAAGGCCTCAAACGACCAGCTCCACCACGATATCGGCGTCGTCCAGACGCAGAACGGCACCCTCAAAAGCAAGATCGACAACTTGTCGTGGGTGAAGAATCCCGTCACCGGCAAGAAGTGGTCCACCAAGGATGCGCTGTGGTCTGTCTGGTACTACGTGCTGGAATGCCGTAACCGCATCCAGACTATCGAGAACCGTATTTCCGACCTTGAAAAGAAGGTGAAGTGAATGGATAAGCATTTCTGGCGCGGCTGCTTTGAGCGTGCTATCAAGACCTTCATCCAGACGTTCATAGCCACGCTTGGCGTCGGCGTTGGTGTCGTATACACGGTAGATAGCGTTCGCGGCCTGCCGTGGCTGTCGGCCCTCATCACGGCAGCGGTCGCGGCCATTCTGTCGGTCGCCACGTCGCTGGGGTCGCCGACATTTGTTGCTGGCAATCACCCTGACGCCCCGGACATCGCAAGCGAGGACGCGGGACTCATCGAGCCTCCCGCCGAGCCAGCCCTGGATGTCCCCGCCGATGACCCCGGCATGATCAAGCCCGCCGACGGCACCGCCTCGGCGGACGACGAGACCGGCTCTGTCGCTGTCGCACGTCATGCAGAGGTGTGACTATGGCAGAACCGAAGTTGCCCACCCAGTATGCCTACGGGTTCGTTGTCGCCCGGGCTATTCGGGCTGTCGCGGACTCCACGGCAGCCGATGACCCCTACCCCGATGGCCCTCCCGTCTCCCTTAAGAGGGCGGTGATTTTCCGTCCACTGGAGACGGGGCGCATCATCAGTGGGGTTCCCCCCGAACCGTCCATCCGATCCCAGCATGAGACGATCACCGCAGACCTGGACGATGAGGGATACCTCGGCCTCAACGGCCAGCGCGGCCTGTGGCTCTGGACAGGCACGTGGGAGGTGTCATTCTCCTCCGAACTGGGCTGGGCGCCGTACCGGATTGATGTCACCACGGATCATACGGTGGATCACCCTCTGGACCTATGGTCCGCCGCCGGGTGGCAGCCGTCCTCGCCCACCACACCAACGGTCACCATCCTTGTCCCGTCTGCTGTCAACGATGGCGACGTGCTCATCCGCAACGGCAACGAGGTCACCGGCATACCACAGGACGCTTTTCAGGGTCCGCCCGGGCCGCCGGGCCCTCCCGGGCCCATCGGCGTCGCACCCGTCGTCGACATGTCCGGCGACCAGATCACCGTTGACGGCGCGGTGGTCGGCCCCCACCTGACCGGTCCCGCGCCCCAGCTGTCCGTGGTGGGCGACCAGCTAGCCATTGACGGCGAGCCGACCGGCCCGCACATCAGCGGGGTGGGTCACGAGGACACAGGTTGGGTTGACATCTCGGCAACATTCAATACAAACGGATGGTCAGGGAACGCCAGAATAAGGAAAATCAACGGCGTCGTTTTTCTTTTTGTTGGCGATGTTCGTTGCACAAACCCGAAACGTATTGACAAGTATGCATTAATCCCGAAGGAGTTCTACGGCCCCACCAACGGGAACATTATTGCGCCCATCATGTCGGACGGCAGTCTGGATATCCTCGGGGTTTTCGCGCTGCGCACAGGTCAGTATTTCATGGTCGATGCGTCGAGAGCGTTTTCGTGGGGATCCATTTTCATGACATGGCCATACACCCCACAAGGATGACACAAAAGGAAATCGATATGAACATTGCTGAATCTCCCATCCTGGCTCGCCTCCATCTCAGCCCCGACGCGCTGTCGGGGCTGTCGGAGTCCGGTCAGCAGGTCCTGTCGGCCGCCGTCGCCGTAATGGAGCACCTCACCGACGACGACATGACGATTTTCCGGAGGCTGTTCGAGGCTGAGGCCAGCCGCCGGGAGCAGCTGAGCGTCATCCCAGGCCAGATCGCTGAGCTGTCCGAGGCATACGAGCGCGCCGGTGGAGACCGAGCGAACCTCCCCGCCTGAGACACAGACATATAAGCCGCCCCCGACCACACAAGGTGGTCGGGGGCTCTTTTTTGCTATCTCCTCCAGACTCGCACGGTGTCGGTGCCGACGAATGGCGACCCTTCGGGGCCGCGAATGAAGGGGGCTACCCACTGCAGGCGTCGGAGACTGCGCTTGGGGCCGTAGGGCTGGTGGGTCCAATGCCCCCGCACGACATGCCGGGTCGTGAGCCGTCTGCCGGTGGGGTCGGTGGTGGTGTGGACCTGCCTCATAGGACGCATATCGACCACAGTCACCCGGTCACGCGGCCGAGTCTGCCCCGTCACTGGGCCTCCCCACCTGCCATCCATGGGGCGCGGCTCTGCCACGGTGGGGGTCGCCATGAGCACCCACGCCGCACTCAGCCAGGAGGCCACCCGCAGCATCGGGCGAACCCGCTCCAGCGGCAGTCGACCCATGACCCCACCCGGTTGCACCCGCCGCGCCTCCATGTCCTCAAAATCCATCCGAGCAGGGACCGCCATGGACTCGACCGCACTCAGCGGCGAGTCCGTGCCATGCAGCGGAGCTGGCAGGCGCTTGGTGCGGGTCATGAGCACCACCCGCACCAATGCCCCGACGGTGGTCCACGCCAGCGCGTCGACCGATATCGGCTCGGTGCACTCTCTCGTCCCCCCATCCGGTGTGCGCAGCCAGAGGGGATGACCCAGGTCAATCAGAGGCAGAGGCTCAGCCAAGCCGAGACACCCCCGCGCCGCCGGCATGTCGATCGTGTCGAGACTGGGCACATCGGCAGCAGCATCAGTGGTAGCCGCCACCATGTCAGCCGACACCCAAATACGCTCACCCTCAGCCAGGATGGCCGCATAATCGCGGCAGGCCACCGCCTCGGCCCCCAGCTCATCGCGGGGACCGATAGCCCCAATCGACTCGGCGCGCATCGACAGGCCGCCCAGCCGCCGTGACTCGTCGGTCAGCGCCGAGGCCGTAGCCCGGCAAATACCAGGCCACGCCAACGCGCCCCATCGCGCTTTTCCTCTCCGTCCCATCAGTCAGTCCACGGCCACTCGCACGCCAACCGCCTCCCACTCCAATGCGGTGTGCTCATGGTCGTCGGCCCACCATGCTGCCACCGCGTACTCCAGCGCCATATCCGCCGTCGGACCGAGCTGGCCGAGTTTGTCCAGCAGTGCAGCTGTGGCCTCATCGTCGGGCACATCACCCAGACGGCGCGCATCGAACACTGCGCCGAACATCGCACCAACGGTGATTGGCACGCCGGGGCCGGGCCGGGTGCCCATCGTGGCTCGGGCGATGATCTCCAGCTCTGCCAGACTCCAGCGCGTCCGAGATAGCTCGGCGTCGAGCAGATCTCTGAATGTTCTCAGCTCCGAGACAGCCGCCCTCGACAGTGTCCTAGCCTCACCCCTCAGGGCTTCGCGGCGAGTGATCCACTCGGCCACCTCCTCGGGGATCGCGGCATGAATCGTCGGTGATGCCATATCAGTCCTCCTCTCGTTATGGCCCGGGGCGGTGACGCCCCGGGCCGGTTGGGTAGTTGTGTCTCAGCGCTCGATCAGGTGAGCCATGGCGATCTCCCAGAATCGGTCGTCGCCGACCTGGCAGGCGTATCCGTCGTCGTAATCGCCGAGCACCTCATCGGCGATGGCGTCGATGTCGAACTCGGCGCGGGCGTCAGTCACATCGCCGCTGGCCTCGATGGGGCGAATGATCTCCCAGTAGATCGCGTCGTCGCGGGTGGTGTAGGTGGTGCTAATCTCAGTCATGTCAGAGGTCCTTTCTCTGTCCGTGCCCCCGGAGGTTGCCGCCTCGCGGGGGCTTTGTCTTGCTGACACCATTAATATTGCCACCACCTGCCATTCCCGTCAAGGAATTGCCGGAATCGCTCATCCAAAATGAGCGAACTGGTATGGCCGCCGGTACAGCCTGGGTATAGATCACCCCGGCCCCCACATGCTCATCCCCTAGTCAGCGCCGTACCCGGTACAGACACATGGAGGCACTCAGGGCCACTCGATGCCACTGTGTGCCACATGAGTAGGCATGAAAAAGGGCCACTTGACTAGGCATAACGCCGTCAAAGTGGCCCTGACTACTGGTGGAGCATAGGGGATTCGAACCCCTGACCTTCTCATTGCGAACGAAGTGAATCCCCTAGTGAGAAGGGGTGCGGTACTGATTGGGTACGACTCATGACAGCATCTTCCCCACCCGAGCGGCCACGTCATCCAGTCCGTCATCGAGGAGGTGAGCGTAAATGTCCAGCGTCGTCGACGCTCGAGAATGCCCTAAATTGTGCTGCACATCCATTACCGAAGCGCCGGCGCGGATAGCCAGACTCGCAGCAGTGTGCCGCAGATCATGGATCCTCAACCCGCGCAACCCGCAGTCCTCCACGGCGGCAGCAAACGCCCGCCTCCGCCACACATCCGGGTCCAGTGCCCCACCATGCGGGCCAACGAAAAGCACTTCATCGTCGCCCCGATCGAGGTCGAGCATAGCCAGCACGGACGACGGGACGGCCACATCCCTACCGCGCCCGCTCTTGGAGCGCCGAACCCGAATGCGGCCAGTCTCCACGCTCACATCCCCGACAGTCAGCGCAGCCGCCTCACCAATCCTCAGCCCCGATGTGCCGAGCAGCATCACCAGTGGAGCCCACCAGCCCCGCCCCTTCGCTCCAGCGCCCGGCGCATGGCAGGCGTAGGCCAGCTTGCGCAGCTGCGCTGGCGTCAGCGGTCGGGGCTCCCGACGATCCTGCCGTGGCACGCTCACCCCGGCTGTGGCGACAGTCCTCGCCCATCCGCGCTCCTGCGCCACCGTGAGCGCACCACGCAGGCACGACAGACAGCGAGACCGCAGCGCCCGCGACGCGGGACGCTCCACTCCACCCTTGACGGCAGTCATGGACGCGATCCACGCCTGCACCTCTGAGCGCGTGATCGAGTCCGGGTCGCGCCTGCCCCACTCGGCCTTGACATGGCGGGCATCCCCTCGGCAGGCGGGATA